CGTCACAGATTCCTTGCAATTATCAAAGTCAAAGATAGATATCTTACTCCTTACATTAGATGAAGGCTTATATTTCAATGTCTCATCCGTAATCACTAAACGGCCATCTTTCTTACTTATAACGGTGTGAAGCCAATTTATAGTCTGATTATCATCATAGAAATAGATATCAAAAATTGCTTCACTACTGCTATCAAGCCCGTCCATAATCTCACTGTACGAAATATCGTTAACCGGCTTATTATTCAACAATCCTCCGACAAACGAGATCAGTTTCAAAACAGTTGTCTTGCCTGAAGCGTTTATGCCAATAATAGCCAAGGCGTTGTTCTGATAGTATTGCCTTGAACTCGACGCAAACAAACGCCCCATTTTCTCACTGCTTTCATCATTGACTCTCTGCTGGGCAAAAAAGTCTATCTCACATTTCTCATCAAACAACGGTAATCCCGATGCTATTATTTTTAGCAATTTCATAGCATAGTCACTTCCTATTCTTTAATCACGCATTTCATGTTAATGCTATACTAAGTATACCACAAAAGCCCATGTTTTCAACATACAAAAACGCATATTCTGTTTTTATGTGTTAAAACCACCCTTCCCATTCTCTCCGGCGTTCCTTTCTGCGCCACACGCCGAGTTTGCTGCCCTTCACAGGGTCGAAGCCGACTATGCACAGCCGCAACTGTTTGCTTATTGATACCGTGCCGCGCACTCCGTCCCACTGCACGATCATCTCTCCGGTGTTTCGCACATGACCCACAATCGTGCCGGTGCGTGTGCTGTCGTCTGCCAATGCAATTCGTGTGCCTTGATACATAATTCGCTCCTCCCTGCAACATATAAAAAGAGCCGCTGTCTGCGGTTCTTAATCCTCCCCTAATTCATCCCGTAATGCCTGCATAACTGCCCAATCATAGTCCTTTGCCGACAGGTTACATATCTCTTTGATTTCCTCTGCTTCAATGCCTATGTAGCAAAGCGTTATGGCCTCGTTGCTATGCCCCAGTTCCTTACAGAGCATAGACAGCGCCCTATACCCACGTTCTTGACTTAGATGCTGTGCCTGCGTGTAGAAGCGATAAGCGTATGTCTTGCGCATGGTGTGACTGCCATACAGCAGCGGATTCCACCCCAGCCGCACCGCTGCCGGAACAATTATGTCATCGTTGAGCGTTTTGCGGGTCAGGCATCCTCCCTTCTGTGAGCCGAACAGGAAATCATCGCTGCCCAGATGCATATCATCCGTGTACTGGGCGACCATCGCCGCCGCCTCGTCGCTTATCTTCAGTTCCCTACCTTTGCCGGTTTTCTGCTCGATGACATACACCGTATCCTTGGGGCTGCTGTCCTTGCCAATGAACTGCCCGGCCTTGAGCTGAACCAAATCCCCGCCGCGCAAGCCAACGTTACACCCAAGCCGGAACAGAACCAAATTTCTGTACGCGAGACGCCTGCGCTTAGTGTCCTGCAAAGAGTGTTCCATGGCGGTTATCTCGGCCATTGTTTTGAGCGGAACCTTTGTGTGCTTAGTCAGCGGCGCGTACTGTTGCTTGGTGCTGCGCAACTGCGGCCTTAACGCTTTGCCGCAATGTGAGCAGAAATTCGCCGTGCCTTCGTTTTCCTCTCCGCACTTAGTGCAGATGAGTATGTACGGCGTTTCCACCACTCGCGGCTTGAATTGTAATAAGTTACTTGGCATTGCCTATGCCCTCCATGCTACCGCTAATGCTCTTGCTTGTTCTCGCTTGTTTGCCGCCAGCAACGACACCATTATGCTCATCATCTGCTCCGGCGTTAGCTCATACAGCTCCTGCTTGTCCTCCCCCATTCTGCGGATGTACTCACTGGAACCGTAATCGTATTCCCTCGGCGCGGCGTTGCGCATCATAAAGAAGCTTTCGCGCAGGGTGTTCTCGTCATATATACTGCCCGTGGCAGAGCTGACGTACAGTTTCATCTTGTCTCCTCCAATGTGCCGTTCTTGCTTGTGCAGTTCTGTATGTACTGCTCAAACGTGTAATCATATTCTTCCGGCTGTTCCCGCTTGAGCTGCTCAAACTCCTGCCGCAGTTCCTTTTCGGTCACAAACCGCATTGCCTCTGTATCAATGAAAATATTCATCTGCCACCTCCTTGAAACCCGCCATAACAAAGTCATCGTATGTCAGCCCGAATCCCTTTTCGTCCGTCAGCGTATCCATGATGTCGCTGTCATTCCAGAGCCAGTCCCTGCCGACGCTTATGGCGGAATCTATGAGCAGCTTTAAGGCGGATATGTATTCACTGTCGGTCATTTAGTGTTCCTCCCGCGCCAACTTGCCAATAGTAAGCTCACCTTTACTGGAGCCTATTTCAAAATCGCGTACTATCATACAACAATCTGCCATGTCGTAATCCTCACCGCCCATTTCCTCATCTATATCGCTGTATTCCTCACCTATGCGTTTAAGTGAGTAATCATCGCACTCGTGGCAGAAATTGGTTATAAATACCACATCGTCAAAGTGGTACCACTTGATGCTATACCAAAGGAATGACACATATTCATCATGGTCAACTATCTTCGCCGCCGATAGAGTCCTGTATGCGCTCTCACATTCTACTTTCGCTTTTCTAACCAGTTCGACTGCATTTTCCTTGCGCAATGTCAGCGCCACATCACTGTAATAACCCATTATTCTTCCTCCTCCGCGAAGTATTCTTCAATCAGATAACCATAGCCAGCCTTTTCGATATCCTTGGGATCAAATTCCAGCACACCAATCAATGTCTCTGTTATGCGCCAGTCAGGCCACTCATAGCTTTGGCACCATTCAACTATGCCATCGATAAGTCGTACACGGTTCATTCATTTCCTTCCTCCCACCTATCGAGATTCTCAATCGGTATCTGCTCTGTTACTTCATCCTGCAAAGCGTCGCTGTACACATCCAGCATCACCCGGCCACTGTCTTCGTACACTTCGAGCTTTGCCACCGCCATACTGTTGCCGAACTCCGGCCTATCAATTTCCAACCAGATACCGGGATAGTCTTTGTCATCGCAAAGCTTCGCGATCAGTTCACCCTGACCTGTTGCCACCCTAATTTGTGTATTATCCACATTGTCACCCCCTATTGTTATTTCGTCAAAATTGTCATAATAGGTTCCTCTATAAAACAATGCACCTGGGAAGACTATCACATCCTCCTGTCCACAATCATCCTCATCGTCCCATATTTCCAGCCAGTCGTATGGTTCACCATCTGTATCTCTCAAAGCATCACTACGCAACAAGCTTTGACATAATATTGCCCCTGCTTTCACGGTCTGAAATGTACCAGGCGCCCGCTCATCGTAACGGTCTTGATCTTTGTTGTATGCCATTAAGTGGAACATTACTTCTTCCTCCTCAATTCGATAAGAACGTCAATATCACGATAACGATAATCCATGCAATCAGCCGTTTGGGATAGAATTCAAAATACATAGTTATACCTCCTCAGATGCCACCAGAGCTCCAAATAGCCTCTCTGCGGCGTTTTTATTATTTTATAGATAATTTGGTCGTATAAGATATAGAATTGCTCATAACGTGTATTTGGAGCCAATATAAGAATTGCTTATTTCTGTAGCTCCCACACGTGCAGCTCCTGCCATGTCATCACCAGCCAGCCGCCGCAAACCATGACAATGGTTTCATCGCCGTGACAGGCTTCTTCCGCTTCCTTGCGGGTATCGTACTGTGTCATTCCGTTTCCTCCTTTAACCACAGTTCCTCTGCTCAGTACCGTCCGGCATAACTATCGTGCGGCGCGTTGTGAAAAGCGATTTGCGTGCTTCGTGTAGAGTCTTATACAGTTGTGCTCTGTCCGTGTAATACTGTCCGTAAGTGTATGCCCATGAATCAATACATTGGATGTGAAATTTGCCATCGGCCAATAGGCTGATTTTATAGTGGTATCCGTTTTCTATGGCATGATTGCGTATCATTTGTCCTCCTCGTCATAATTTCCGATTGTAACCCGTCCGAAAAGCCATTGATTCCAAACGTCTTCTTCGATTCCAAATATGCCGTCGAACGACTCAATTTGCTCTATACGTTGTACTTCTGATTTTGTGCCATCTTTGTGAAGCAAATAGATTGTACAGTATTTAGCGACATCTATCGCAACCGCCTTGCGCATTGGAAACATCCCGTTCGATATGTATCCATATTCATTCATATCGTTAATGGAAATGGTATCGTCCGGCATGATGGTAAATATTTCTTCATTATAGCCAAGCGCATCCTCAAAGGAAACTTTTCTCGACATCCAATCCGTTAAGTTATCGAATAGTGCCTTGTAAATCAGCCTGTTGTAATAATCAGCAAATGCACCACAAAAAGTGTCATGATAAACGATCTCCTTGAAATCGCCTGAAGCGTCTTTGCTGCATTCCGCAACCATAAGTAACAGCGGATCAACTCCCAACGCTCTCTGTATCCCCAGTACAATCCTTTTGTTGTACAGAGTTATACTTCCAAAAACCGCATATTCTTTATTACTCACACTGTTATTTGCCCTCCTCGTCAAGGCTGATGGTTGCCACGGGGAACACGTCCCAGTTCATATAGGTAGGGTCCGGTATGCCGGCGTGTATCAGCAGTGACCGCTGTGCCTTCTCCGTCAGGTCTTCAAAGTAGATTGCAAATTCGTGGGTGTCAGCCATTGTTATTTTCCTCCTCTATTGTTATCTTGAATCTGTGAACTGAATCCTCCCCAATATCAACATACACCACATTATCATCCGTACTACTTGGGTAGGCACAGAATCCCTCGCAAGTTAGCTGTTCGCCATAGCACTCATGGAATCCATCCACCAACAGACCGTCCTCGCCCCAAAAGTCTTGGTACAGCCCACTTTGAATTGTGTCTTTAATGTAGCTTATCATTTTAATTCCTCCTGCGTTCTCAATGCGCACTACGCTGGCTCAATCGTGCGCCATCATCCATTCAAGCTGGTACTTCTCATACGCTGTCATTTATGACTTCTCCTTAATGTCAGGCACGTATAACGGTTTGCCGCATGGGGCGATTTCAATACACTGACATATGTTTGACAACTCATTTATATCATCGTAGTCGCCACCCCAATCAATTTCGATGTCCCCGTAATCTTCACCAACACGCTTAAAACTATACTCGTCTACGCCATGATAAAAGTCTGCGATGAACTGCACCGAAGAACATGCGGCATACCACGTTACCTGATTCCAATAAAAGGTAACGTATTTATCTTGGTCGATAATACTATCCGCTGCCGCTATCCATAATTGTACATTGCTTTTATCTTCTTTTGCTTTCCTTATCAATTCCAAAGCGTCCGCTTTTTAAGCGTTAATGCAACTTCACTATAATAATCCATAATTTAATCCTCCTCCCAATTTGTTGATGACACCAACTCATCAAAATTCAAGTATCCCAATTCAAGGCGTTTTGCGGCTAAGTGGTGGGTAATTGACTTTAATTCCTCTGTTCCTCCTTCAAGAGAACTCCTGCAAACGCACCCTCCCTCTTTTGAGGGTTCCAAGTCAGCCTCCAATACTGGATACCTTCAGGTTTACGATCTACAGTATTATTTTCAATTTCGCGGTAAATTACTCCGCTCTCATGAAACACTATTAGCTGGTCATAATCATAATTTCCACACACGGAGTAATAATATCCGGACAACGGATAATAGATATCTCCTGCATAGTCCTCGCATAATCGCCCTGTAATCTGCACCATCCGTGACATGATACTTGATATATTGTCGTTTACGCTTTTAGTTGTGTACCTATTGTTTATACCGTAGGGGTATATTGTATATGCCATTTATTGCTCCTCCTTAACTAATCTTATATTTTGGTATTGACCGCATCCCATCATACTTCCATAGCACCACGTCTTCAGGCGCAACGCCCGCCTCTGCCGCTATTTCCTTACGGGCATCATCATACACGTACATAGTGTACCCATTTACCGCTTCAGGGCAATCAGGCACGATTTCCTCATCATGTATCATCCATTCCTCGCCGGTGTTGAAGAACTCCGTTTCGAGGCAGCGAACCGCTTCGTCATTGTACAGGTCGGTCGGATAGATGAAGTAAATCCAATCGCTTTGGCAAGAGCCGCGCAGGGTTTTATAGTCATATTCCTTGCCCAGCATCAATGTCAGGCCCATACAGATTCCCCACTGTTCATTGCGGCCATAGTTTGGGTTGTACATCTGAGATGCGAATTTCCACGTCTCGATCTCCTCATCAGTGTAGGAGTCTCTACCTACAGGTGGCACATAATCCAAAAGCATTTCCTGTTCGGTGCTGTATGGGCAGGCAGCGCCAACATCTTCCCAATCCATTTCCTCAAGCGCTTTTACCACCTGCTCGAATTCATCAAAAACGTATCTTCCGTATGACCTGTTGCCGTACAGTGCGGCCTTGTCTGTCTTGAGCTGTTCGTCATCCCACGGGCTTTCCTGCCACTCCCACGGCACTTGGCGTGCGTACACTTTACGGGTTGAACTCATGTGTCTATCCTTTCTCTGCCCTTAACCACCTTTATCGGATACTGCGGGCAATTCTCTCGATATTCCTTCTTGCGCTTCTTGATTTCGCTGAGGCTGTCTTCATCAAACTCGTGCTCCCAGCCGTAACCATAATTGACGTAGAAGCGCCATACGTCTCGTGTTTTCCTTTTGCACGCCATTGGTTTCCTCCTTCAATACACAAAGTCCGTCTCAACGTAGTCCCAGCCGGTGCCCCAGTGCGTCACACCCAGCACGCACAGGTCAAGCATCTCGCAGTAGAAGATGATTTCGTTCGTGTGTTCCTTCAGCCGTTCTGCCGTGGCGCGGTCAATCAGATAATACTGGTAGATTTCTATTGGTTCCTCATTCTCCCAATCGTCATCCGCATCCACCTCGTTGCCGTCGGCATCGTAGTAGCGGTACAACTCGCCACTCTCAAGGTTGTCATACAGGTTCCCATCCACACTCGCAATATCGTTGCAGAGCAACATCTGACTGTCTGGATAGAATATCTGGCTGTACTCACAACGCACAGTCTTGCCCCTACAAGTCGTGTACGGATCTGCCACCTTTTCAAATTTATATCTATCTTTGAGCCACTCGTTGTGTTCCAGTGTCAAGCCGGCATAGAAATCGCCGTTTTCGTTGCGGTATATCTCATCCACATAGAATGATTTGTTAGCCATATTATATCACCTCACCTGTATATCTTGACAATTTCCCAATCTGTTAGTGCCGCTGTGGTATCGAGCTCCCTTATGGGCAGCCTCTTAATTACAGCCTTATCGAAGTCGCATTCATAAACATAACGATAAATCTTGGTATCAATTATCCTCTCTTTTTGTATTCGTATTTCAAATTCCTTGGTCATTGTTACCTTTCCAGCTCTGCCCCGCAATCCTCGCATTGATGATAGGGGCCATGCTCGCGGCAGTATTCGCACACCATGCCCTTGTTCGGCACTTCCACGCAGTTAGATTCCCAGTCACCACAGTCCGTACACTTGTAATAACCCATTTCTTCGGCGCATTCCTTACTACAAAAGCAGCGGACATCGGTTGTCACTATCCAGTCGTCTGTCCAGTCTCCGCACTCCTCGCATTGTATATAGCCCTGCGCCTTAGCGCATTCCTCATTGCAAAACGTTTTGCCATCCTGCGCCGTTATCATTGCTTCTTCGTCTTCGATTACCGCACCGCAGTTCGCACAAATATGCTTTTCCATATTCACTTTTCCTTTCTGTTGTTACATAGCTGAGATGAGCACGAATATTATATACCATGTGGCGATTAAAAAGACGATTCCTGCCGTTTGCACCGCGTACCACGCCACGCTGTACGGGCGGAGTTTATAGTGTTTCATATATCTCTCCTTATAAAAAAAGACACCGTTAAGCGTCCAAGAATTCTAAGTTGTCTACACGAGCCTCTAACTCGTCCAATGTGATTTCCCCTGCCACATATTCGTCCAGCGCGTCTTGAAATGGCTTATTTACGCCGTCCGTTGCCGTTAGCAGAATGGCCAAGGCTTTATCAACGCTTTGCTGGCGTTTCAGTTTGGCCTGAAATTCCTCCAGCGTTAAGTCGGGTTCTTCCGCTACCTCGCTCAGTCCCTCCCAGTCATCGAGATTTCCCAGTCGCCGCAGATAGTCATGTCCGCCGTCCACGCCAACCGCGCCGCACTTACACATTTTGAAGTCGTGGACGTGTTTGCTTTCGATAATGTCCCCGCACTTCTTACACCTAATCTTATTGGTTATGATTTTCTGCATGGTTTTCCTCCTACGCCACGGCACAGCCCCGTAAGGCCGCGAACAGATCATCCAGTTGCCGCCACAGTCTTTCCCAGTCGGCCACGGCAAGCGGGTTGCGCGTTCCGCCCGGCACGTCCGCCCAGTCTTGCGCAAACGTTTCGATTTCCTTGCGCGTATCTGCCACGCGCTGCATGATTTCCCATTTAGACATTGTTGTTATTCCTCCTTTGCCGGACCCTGCGCGGCTTGCACCTTCGCATTTTTGGGTATAAAAAATAAGGCCACGCCGTTGCGTGACCCATAATTGAGTTCTGTGTTTATTTTCTTTTGGTCATTACGTTGTTGAATGTGAATGAAACGCTGATTTGTTTATGCGGTGCAGGCCAAATACCAACATTATCGGCTAATTCCACTATACGCTTAAACGTTTCCATTTGAGAATTCGTAACCTCTAACATATTGCAGATTACTTCAACATCAAACGTGCTCTTGAGTCCTTCACGTGTTTCGTAAGTCACCTCCGCTTCTGGGTCTGATTCTGAAGCCAATTCCTTGAGCAATTTGTAAGCTTCTTGCATTTCCTTGTATCGCTGCTTATTAAGCGCGTACAAGGCTTTTGCATCTGCCGCTTGTTGAATATCATACGATTCTGCAAAAAGCGCCCAGAAGCGTTCCTCGTCGCTCATAGGTGTAATATCTATGATTTCCTTCATGTGCATCTCCTTCTTGCGTTTACTTACAGCTTACCATACCGCGCCCGATAAGGCAAGGCTTTTCCAAATCATACAAGCAAACCCCGCACACCATTGCGCGAGGCTTAATCTATGATTTATGACGGGGTATGACATTCCGTGAATAACAACCCCGATAGCCCACTACCACATAAACTATCGGTTAAAAGCGAAAGGCCATACCCTTGCGCTAATCATATCACGCTTAGGAACGAAACGCAATACGATTTACTTATTGCGCTCATACAGTGATTCATAGGACGTTCCGGTTATGACGCGGTTGATAACCTGCACAACCAGTTTGATTATGGTATTTCCTTTAGGCATAGCCACAGTCTTAGGCTTTTTGCCCGCCTTGCACGCCGTCAGCACCATAAAGGCGATATCCTGAGATGTTACCTTATAAATGTTCTTCCCTTCGCCATTGTCCTCGAATATGATAGCATCCACCAGACGCTGGAGCTCTTTCGTCAACGTTGTTTTGCTGATAGGGTTCTTTTCCTGAGTGCGTTCCGCGTGCTTGTCCATGCGGTACATGTTGAGCAATTCCTTCCAGTCTCCGCCAAGTTCCGCCGTTGCATAAGCGGCCAGCAGACGCGCCATGTTATCCGCCCGGTACACCCAGCCGGATTCGTTACTGATTTTCTGAGGTTCACAGAAACGGTTGAACGCCGCCAAGTCGATAATCTTTTTCCCATCGACAAGCATATACTTGCCGTTTTCCTTATCCTGTCCTAACGTTATCTTGCTCACTTCCAACGACATGATTGCGTTGTACATGGGCTTGTCAGACGCCCGCAGCACGGAAAATTCCTCATTCATAACCATGAGATTAAGCTTGCTTACGTTTTCGCTCACGCCGTGCAGCAGCTTTGCAATTTCGTCGTTGGGCTTGTTCTCAAGGATAAGGCCATTCAGGTTCTGGATATCGCTTTCAAGGTTCTTGCGCATTTCGTTTGAATTCATTGTTGTATCTCCTTAATATCTTGTTATATTAAGGGCATAAGCCCTTTGATTAACAATCAGTACGTTAATCAAAAGTCTTACGAAAGCGGGCTACACTTGTTAAGGCATAGCCCGCCTGATACGCTTATTTTTTTGCCCTCGCGTGTTCGCTTACGTTTCAACACAATGCAGGTTCAAACGCTTACATGGCAGACGCGGAACGAATTCCATGTAATGGGCTGTTTTACGCAATGGCGCGGAACGCCTTGCATGGCCTGTTCTTGCCTGCTTGCATATTAACATATGCTTGCATGTTGGCGGTAACTAACCCCGATACAGTCAAGCGTATTTGCTCAACGCTTTGCCGCGCGGTTTTGCGTCCCGCGCGTGACGTTGTGCAGGCGCTTTTCGCTTTCGCTTTCGCCCGCGTTGTGCAGGCGCTTGCTTGCGGCTTGTGTTCGTGCCGCTTGCTTGCGCTTACAGTTATAGGGGAATGAGAATAGCGGAATGTGACGTTTTGAATAAAAATATTTTGAATAAAAAAAAGCCGCCTTGTGGCGGCCTTGCATAGGTTATTTACAGTTTGAACGCGCGTGTTTCGTCCGGCCACAACGTTATGGCCTGTTCTTGTATCCGCTTGAGCATGTGCGACACGGCAGACGGTACAACGCCTAACTTATCGGCTATTGTGGTAACGCTTAGCCCTTGCATACGATAGTTAAGCACGATGTTCGCACGTTTGGATATAGTCGGCCTTATCTGCTCTAACATATCCATAGTAGCAGCATAATCTGCCCAGTCATGCACGTCATAATATCGCGTCACTTTGATATATTCGGGATCAACTATCTCCGCGCCGTCATCGGTATGTGCCATATCTTCAATATATGTGTCGCGCAATGCCGGACGAACGGCCGCGGCATATATGGCTTTGTGTACGGCCTTATAGGCGGCTTTGCGCACGGCGTCCGGTAGTGTATACGGCTTATCGCCCGCAATTGCGGCGGCTATGCAAGGCGCGCACGTCTCTATGATAGCAAGTGCGGCGACCTGCACAAGATCTGCCGCATCGGTCAACGGCTGAACGCGCAGCGCGTCATATGCGGCGGTATCATCCATTGTACGGCCATACATACGCATTGCAGCCGCATCCCGCCCGCCTAATGCCGCCCGCATATTGTCTATTTTTTCAGAGCGTCCAGCCTTAGCGGCGCAAGTACGCAATGCCGTGCGGGCAATTATAGTTGCGTGTTCGGTGGTGGTATGTGTGTAGTTGTTATTCAT